CCTCCATCAAGGCCTGCTGGTTTGCAGACAGTACACCACCAAACTGGTTGCTTGGGTCAAACAGCGCGGAGCGCAGTGTCGTCTCGGCACCAGCAAGGCCGGGGTCACGCGCACCAGCAGCCGTGGTGACGCGCACACCGGGAACGGTGGTCTGGGCTTGTTGCAGGTTTGCGATGGCACGATTTGGGTCTGTTGCGACATTGCGCAGCACGTTGCCAGCGATAACTTCACGGCCCTGACGGGTGAACGGCTGCACCATACCCTTGGGTGCGGCCAAGGCGCGTTGTGTGACGGATAGGGTTGGCCCACCGGGGGCGATCATGCCAGCCACCATTGCGCCACCAAGCTGCGTCGCTGGAGAGAACTCACCTTCGCGCAAGACGCCGCCACCTGCCGAAGCCGCTGCTGCGGCAGATGTTTGGGCGGTGGGGCTTGTTGAAAAGAACTTGGCGACTTCTCTGCCCAAGTTGCTTTGCAGTGCTGGCTCAACAAGCCTGTTCACACCGCGTGCCAAGCCTGCGGTGCCATAGCCTGCTGATGCCACGTCTTGCACAACACGCTCGGTTCCTGTGCGCGGTTGAGGGAATCCAGCAGCAGTCAGTGTGGTGTCCACTGCTCGCGTCATGGTCGGCACCTTGGAGTCGGTTGCCAAGTTGTAGAGGTTGACCAATGGGTCAACCACCATGGGCAACATGCCACCAGCGGTCAATGCAGCTTGGGCCACTGGACGAACAGCAAGTCCAGCCTCGCGGCCAATGGTCGTGGGTTGGTCTGCACCACTCAAGAACCCAATGATCTCTTCTGGCTTGTACTGGTTCTCAAGAGCTGTGGCGATCTGTGGCCCGACGTCCGGCGTCTGTGCCAAGAACTGGACGATCTCGGCGTCGCTGTAGCCTGCCTGCTTGGCTTCCCTGATTTTGGTTTCAATGCCAGCCATTATTGTGGACTCCCAAAAATGTTGGAAAGCGGTGGGCGAGCTGCGCCACCAGCACCAGCAGCACCAGCAGGTGAGGCTCGCATGAGAGACGGCACGTCGGCCTGTGGCCCAAGCACTTTGTCCAAGTTCTTGAAGCCGTAGGCCTCACCAATCCCTACGTACTCGCCACGCTTCTTGTTGTAGCCGTCAGCGGCGGCGGCATACAGCTCGGTGGCCAGTCGCTCAAAGTCTTGGCGCTGTGTAGGCGTCAGAATTTGTCCGGTCATCATGTTGTTGAAGTAGTTTTGCAAACGGTCAAGGCGACCTGCTGCGGCCATTGCGATGCCCAGTTCAGACTCACGCACCACAGAGCCGGGGTCCAGCAGCTTCATGATCTTGGTGGCACCGGCCACGTCGCCGATTGGCGTGCCTTGGCTCAACGAAGACACGACCTGCTTGAAGGCAGTCTTCATGTCGTTGAACTCTTTATAGGTTGCCTCACCCTTAAAAGCCGAGCCGAGCTTCATCTCGTTCTCAAAGCCCTTTTGGCCACCAGTCATGTCCACTGTTGTGGCAGACGCTTTTCGCTGGCGCTCATTGAACTGCTGGAACGACCCTTGGAAGCCCTGACCGACGGCGTACTCGTACTCGGCAATTGCGGATGGAGGTGTGTCGCGTGGAGCCAAGCCGGGGACGATCTGCGATTCTCCAAGCTCGTTGAACCGTTTGGCCACCAACTTCCCGTTTTGCATATAGAACTCTGGCTTGCCGAACTTGGTCGCCATGTTCTGTCGATCTTGGATTGCCTTCATTGCCTCTGGTATCGGCATCATGCTCAATGCTTGGACGAATGATTGAGGCTGCGTCTTCAGAAAATCTTGAATGGTCTGTGCTGGCGCTGTGGCTGCTGGTGCTGCCGACATTGCTGGCGCTGCTGGCGTGGTGCCAATCATCGCGGCACGATCCATTGTTGGACCAGCGCGGCCTGCCATTGCTGGAGATGCCAGCAGTGCCTGTTGAGCAGTCAGTGGAGTGGTCTGTGCAGGGGGCGATGCCAAGGCACCACCAGTTGCACCACCGCCACCACCAATCATGTCTGCAAACATTTTGCGCTGTGCTGCGGTTTGCTGGCCCTCTTCCAACTTCTGACGCAACAGCATCTGCTGCACCGCATTGGTTTGCCCGGTCTGCATCGCCTCAGCACCGGCACTCAATGCCCCGCCAAGGGTCTGTCCCAGCGTGCGGCGGGTAGTCGATGGGCCAGAGCTTTCCAGCAGCTTTGCGGCCACCTGCATCATGCTCTGCCGACGCACAGCGGCCAGTTGCTCGGGCGTGAGCAAGTCGCCGTACATGTTGCCACCGAACATGTTGCCAGCAGCAGCACCGCCGCCGCCAAAAAAGTTGTCGAAGGGTCCAGCCATGATTTCTTCCTTTTAAGACAGTGCGCCCAACAGGCCACCACCGATGGCACCGTATGGCCCAAACATCTGATACCCGGCCATCGCACCACCCAAGGCACCAGCCGCTGGGTTGTTGTAAGTGGGCGTGGAGGTCGATTGACCCATATTGGGCATCTGCAGGCCCAAGGCGCTTTGCATGATGCCAAGGCGCTCCAAGCCGAGGTTGCGCGATGCGTCCATCTGCTGCTGTGCAAACTGCTGACGCGCACCACCCAAGCCCATTGCGGTCTGCGCGGCAAGGTAGTCGGCACCGGTCTGCGCTTGGCCCATCTGGCCGAGCTGCTGTGCCGCACCCAGACGGAATTGCGCACCCTGCAAACCAGCGGCTTGGTTCTGCAACTGCTGCTGCTGCGCGAGCTGCAAGGCCTGCTGGTAGCCTTGGTTGCGCAGGTTGGCCACCATGGAGCCAGCCTGCTTGCCGTACTCGCCAGAAGTTAAAGCCTCGGCGACACCGTGACGCGATCCACCGAATGCGCGAGCGGACATGGCCTGCTGGCCCGTCTGCTGCACGGCACGCTGTCGGGCCTGCTCCATGTCGTTGAGCGATGTGTCAATGACCTGCTGCTCAAACGGGTTGTAGTATTGCTGGGTCAGAGCCTGATCTGGACGGATCATGGTGGGCGTGTAGCCAGCACCGGCCTGAGTGAGCTGTCCGGCCATGCCGAGCTGCTGACGGCCCGGACCCGTGCCAGCGGCCAAAGCCATTTGCTCGCCCTGCTGGTAGGTCGGGTCAAAGCCAGCGAACTGACGCGCACCGGTCTGGTTTGCTACCTGACGGGCGTAGTCCAAGTTGCCGAGATACCCGGCCTTGACATCTGGATCGACTTTGGTCGTCGTGACTTGTGGGTCTCCACCTTTGCTCATATCGTGTACCTCTTCAGTTTGTATTTAAAACGATGCCGCGCAAATCATTGCGCCACATACCGTGTCGTTGCTGGTGCCTCTTGGACAAACAGGCTGCAAACAGCGACGCCGGGATAGATCACCAAATCACCAACCGTTGACTTTAAGGTCCGTGGCTTGTTCTTGATGTGGTAGCTGTAGAAGTCGTCCATCACGTCCGTCCAGAAGCCTTTTTTCTTGAACAGCGTATTTGCCACGACCTTACCCCACACGGAGTAACCAGCTCGCCACCACTTGGCTTGCTTGTGGTGCCATACGTGCATACGGGCCAGTTGCTTGTGCTCAGACCACAGGTTGAGGTCAACCATGCGTGAGCAGCAGTACGTGCCGTCGTTGCTGGATGCATTTGCGCCATCAGGGCCGTCAGGTGATTCAGCAGTGGCCGCAGTAGAGCCTGCACTGCCCTCAGACGCCCCACCCATGCCAGCACTGCTGCGCTCGCTGGCAAAAGAATCGTAGTCGCCGCCATAGTTGAAACCGGGCACGTCAAAGTTTTGGTTGGGGTTCAGCCCCATGGCAATCATTTCTTGGTCGCGCACAAAGTCTGGTGCAAGGTATCTCTGCGCAGCAGCAATACCGGGGAATGCGTAGCCAAACGCTTTTTGACCGGCTTGCGTGATCGCAGCCATCGTGGGGTTTTCGTTGTAGTACGCGGCCTGCTCTGCCGGAGACATCTTGCTCCATGCAGACTGCTCAATCCCATCGCCGCCAGAGCTGCGATCATTGGCGATCATCTGATTGAGTAAACCATTGGCGCTGCGGTTTGGGCTGTACGCACGCCAGTCGGCGATCATGGGCGCACCACCCAGCAATTTTGCGTTGGCGCGGAACTGGTCTTGTGACTCAAGGCCAGAACCCAACAAGCCCATGGGTACAGCAGGTGCGTTGGATGGCATGTAGCTGCCGCCACCTTGGTTCAGGATGGCCAACTGGGCCATGTACGTTGGGTCAACGATGCCGAACTCTTGCGGCTGCAAGTTCATGTACGGCATACCCATGGACGATGGCATGGACATGGCGCTGGGCGTGTAGCCGTAGTCAACAGCCATGCCACCGGCTGGTGGCAGGTTCGGCATTCTGAACCGCTCGTCTTCATCCTCCGGCAGAACCTGACCCATCAAACTTGATTGACCCATTTCACAACTCCTTGGAGAGCACAAACCACTGCGGCTCGTATCCCTCATCTTTTAAGAAGGTGCGCTCCCAGCCCTTACGACCTGCCAGCGTCACCCTTGTGCATCCAATTGACTTGCCCCACGCTTCAATGTGGGGGCGCATCATCTTCAGTTCGTCTAGGTTTCCGCCAGCCAAGAAGAAGTGCAAGTTCTTGGTGTTCGGGTAAACAACGATCTCAGTCACGACTGCGGAATTGTGGTTTGGCCAGAGCTGAAATTTCTTGGCCAACACACCCGCCGCAATGTCGTCAAAACTGTGTGTTCCTCCGCTGTATTCTAAAGCGTCCTCGACCCACTGGCGGCACCGATTCAGCTCCTCGAACTGATCCATCAGCGACGGCCCCCGGCCACCGCATCCAGCCGCATGGTGCCCACACGCCAGTCGGTGTTCTCGGTCTGCCTGATTTTCATCTTGATCTGGCGACCACTGAAGCGTGCCGACGTGGGGTTGGCCGTGCTGTACGGGCCGTGGGCCTCACTCGCGCCATTGGGGTAGTAGCGCGTGGAGAACGTCAAGTCCACGTTGCCTTGGTTCAGCTCGTCAGGAATCACCTCACGCACCGACATGATGTTGTCACCGGCTGCGATCTGGAACGGGCCGGACTCGGCGTAGATGTCGCCAGTGTTCAGCAACCCGACCTCGTGCTCGTAAAGGAATCCATCAGTGCCCACCATCAACGGCTTGTCAAAAGACCCGGCACCAGTGCCGCATGTGCGTGACAGTTGGCCAATGTTCCAGTGCCCCTCGCGGTAGTTGTAGAGGACGTAGGAGTCAACCTCGTTGGACGCGGAGCTTGGGTACAGCCACCACACCTCACCGTACTTGGGGTTGTGCATTGCAAACACCTTGCTCGACTGCGAAGTGTTCATGTTACGGAACACGTAGTCGCTCACGTCCGACTGCAGTGGCTTGACCACGCCGTCGTACATCCAGAAGCCACCATTGCTCATCCAGAAGGCCGAGGTGTCAGACACGATGGTCACGGCCAGCTTGCCGATCAGGCCGCAGCCGTGGCCGATCTTCTCAAAGCTGTAGATAAACGGCTGGCCAATGTACTGGGCGCTGTGGCAGTCGTCGTCAGTCCACAGCAGGTTGATGCCGCGAACGCGCTTGCCAGCCATCAGCGACCCAACAGTCACCAGCTCAAAGTCACCGGCTTGGTTCAGCGTGGTGGGTGTCCAGACCGTGTTGTTCTCTTGGTCGCACCACTGGACCTTGCGAGGGTTGCCACCGGCACCCAGTGCAAAGAGGAACCGCTCAGATGTGACCATCACGGCCTTGCAATTGATGGGTGAGTTGGCAATCGGTGCGGCCACCGTAGGCGTTGTGAAGCCCAACTGCCACTCGTACAGCTCGCCGTCCTTGCTGGAGCACGCCACCAGATACTCTCCATAAGAGTCCAAGGACCAAGTGGTGGCCGGTGTGATGGTGGCCAAGTTAATGCGCTCAGTGCCGTATGGCTGCAAGCCGTATCCAGCGTAGCCGTAGCCTGTCTTGGTGCTCGCATCAGCGTCACCGGTGACGAAGCCAGTTGGGGTGATGTCGGCCAATGTGCCGTCCACGCGGTAAACAAACAGCTTGGTGTGCGTGCCGACAGCGATCCAAGGGTCGCCGTCGTTGTCCTCCCAAGCCAAAATCCCGCGTGCCTTGCCAGTCACCGCAGAGCTGCCGCGCTTGCGCCAGCCACCCACTGGACGAATGGTGCCCTCAAACCAGCGCACGAGGTTGGCGTCAAACCACCGTCCAGCAGACTGCAGCTCGGTGCCGTTGCGGTAGACGCCGGGAGGTAGTTGGATTGGGATCAGTGCCATGGCTGTATTGTTCCAGAATCAAGGCGGCGTGGGGATCACATTCGGCAAGGGTGCCACATAGTTCACGGCCATCACCGCCGAAGGGATGCCGGGGTGTGGTGACGTGGCCGCCGTGGCCTCCATGGTCACGTTGGTGTCGTCTGCGGCCCACTCCAGCTCAAGGTAGTCGCCGTCCTGCATGTCGATGTTGAAGTTCCAACTGATGTTCAGGTGCTGGTTGGAGCCGGACAGTGTGTACTGGTGGGTGCTGTACCCGATGTTGGTGCCATTACGCACGATCCACAGATAGACCTGTTTGGCCGAGCCGGAGCCAGAGCGCAACTGTCCAGAGAACTGGAAGTTGTAGATGCCGGACACGGAGACGTAGATGCGGCTCTCAGTCCCAGCGTTGACCTTCACACCGTTGTTCAGGTACTCAATCGGGAACTCCACGGGTGTGGCAGTGTTGGTCGCCGCCAAGGTCTGGTCGTCGGTGTTGAAAAACAAACCGTTTGGGCAGTCGATGTACTGCCCACCATTGGGTCCAAGGAGGGACCGCAAGGTTGACGACAGCTTGAGCATGAACGTGCGCAGCAGACCGTTCGTCTGCTCGGCACTCTGCTGCGTGTACCCAGTCCCCGGTGAAGGGAACGTGGGGACGATGGGCGTCTCAAGCGACTGCGAACGGTTTGCCATGTGATACCTCAGCCAACAGCCAGCACAGCGTTGTACCGCTTCTGTCGGTCTTCAAGGCCTATTGTCCCACCATTGATCTTCTTGGTCAGTGCCACAAAGTCGCCAGAGTCGGCGATGGGGCCGCACTTGTTTGTTGACCAGAACCAAGCAGCGGACAGGGATGCACCCTCGGGCGTCAGCAGCAGGTCAGGGTTGTCCACCAAGTCCATGTTCAAACCTTGGCCGCATCGGGTGTAGTTGTCCTTGCCCGTGAGCTGCTTTAAGCCACGGCCCCGGTACTTCCAGCCCTCACCCGACTCAATGTTGCCGTTGGCCATGCGGTTGGCGTAGACGGTGTTGGCGATGGCCTCTGGCTGGCGGTGCAGTGCCAGCGCGAACTTGTTGGGCTGGTTCTTGCCCTTGACCTTGACCGGCTTCTTGTCTGGGCCGAGGACCGCAAACCGGCTTGGCCACACCACGGCCATCGTGTCTGCGCTGTAGTTCAGGTTCTCGGTCAGGGTCTTAAACCCAGCAGACTCATGGGCGCATTGGGCGATCCACGCGGCCACCTGCATGGGTGTGTTGATGCCGAAACGGTCAAAAGCCGCCTTCACATGGGGCAGCCAGCGGTCAGCCAGCTCCTGACTCACGCCAGCGGCTCTGAGGTGCTGGATGGTGGGCGTCATTTGATGGCTGCTTTCAGTTTGGCTTCTTCACTCTTGTCCTTGCTACCTTGGCTGCTGCCAAAATAATAAGAAAGGATTTGAGTCACAGCAGCAGACAACACACCCAAGATGTAGATCAGGATGTCTTTGGCTTCTGGCTGCACGTTCACGAAAATCAAAATGGTGAACAAAATGAACGACAGACCAACCACGCCCAGCGCCAAGAATGGCGTCACCACCTTGTTGATGTAGGGGGCTTTTTCGTTCGTGGCGATCTCGATCTCGCGGTTGCGAGCGCTGTCACGGTCCTTGGCATCAATCTCAGCCATGAACTCTTCGTGCTTCATCGCGGCTTCTTGCAAAGACTTGGTGTCGTCATCGGTCATCTGATCTTCAGGCTTGAGCTTGATGCCCAGCTTTTCCTCAACAGCCTCGACACCTTTTTCCATGACGGCGTCAGCCACCTTGGGCAGGCCACGCTCGATCAGGCCCGATACGATGGACATAACGGCAGGGTTCATAAGCAGTGCTGGCAACATTATTCGGACTCCTTCTTGTCTTCTGGGGGCTTCTTGTTCATGGCCAACAGCGTGCCCAAGCTGCCGACGATGAACGTGGCGATGGGTGTGATCAGCTCAAAGAACTTGGCGTCAATGGGGGCCATCGCGTTCATGGGCTGGGTCACAAAGACCAAGCTGTAGAGCACCACGCCGACGATGCCAGCAAGTGTGAGGGACAGGGTCACGCCAATGACAAAGCGAAGCACAGCGTCCAGATCAGTTTTCATTTTGCTCTTTCAAAAGGTACTTGGTGCAGGTGCCACTGGCCTCGCACACGGGTGGTTGACATTGGGCCGAGTTATGGTTCGCAGGGTCTTGGCACTTGTAGCGGTAGGCGTCAGAACACGCGACCAGCAACAGCGCAGAAATGGCAATCAGGTATTTCATCCGCGCCCTTTCGTAAGCGACCAAACAAGCTCGCCCAAAAAGTAGGCAACGTACAACAAGCCAATCAAACAGGCTGTCCAAAACCCGTTTGTAAGCCAAGCCATGCGCTTTTCGCGTTTGGCGATCTGAATGCGTACTCGTTCTTTTTCCGCTTCTTCACGCTTGCGCTTGGCGTCCGACTGGAACTTGAGCCAGTCTTGCCACAGGCCACCGCGCCCTTGGTAGATCATCATCTGCTTGAGTTCTTCTTCTTGCTTCTTGAGTTTCTCAAGAGCCATAAAGGCCTCAAGGTCACCACGGTCTGAGCCACCACTGGCCTTAGCCTTTTTTTGGATTTCTTCCTTGGTGTCGAAGTATTTAAACAGCGCATCGCCAGCGGCCATGATGTCGCCGGAGTGCTGCACCGCCTCCTTGATGACCGAGAAGGCGGCGTTGGCGATGGCGAGTTCGGCCAGCATTTAACCGCCCTTCATGTGGCCAGCGACCCAAGCGACAGCAGCACCGACCGACGACGCGATGGTCATGCCCATCCAGAAGCCGCCCTTGCCCTTGTTGGCAAGCTCAAGCAGCTCTGCGATTTGGCCTTCCATCTTGTCGATCTTCTTGTCCATCTGTGTCACGCGCTCCCAAAGGACGCCGTACTTGACGGGGTCGATGTCACCCGGCTCCATGATCAGCCCTCGTACATGATGTTGATTGAACCGGCGTCAAAGGTGTCTGTGCCGTTGACTGTGGTGATGCGTACTTGGGTTAGGGTGTCGGAGAGGGTTTTGGAGCCTATGAGATAAGTGCCGCTGAAACTTGTGTCCGTTGACCCTGAAACACCAGAAATTACCCAAGTTGACCCAGATAACAAGACGCATTGGATGGATGCGCTGTATGTATTAGAGGCTGCGACTGAGCTGTTTACGGTTGCACCCGCAGACCATGCTGTAACTGCTGTTGTAGTAGAACCCCCACGGTAGTTTGCACCAGAGTAACCAGTGCTTTCAATACCACCCGAATCTCCAAGCTGCACAAGGAAAAAAGAAGTACCGTTCGTACTCACACCACTAAACATCACAGTAATCCGCTTCACCCACGATGGGATGCCGGTGAAGTCGATGCTCGTGCCGCTGGTCGATGCTACTGCTGTGCCAGAAGTGATTGCACCGCCTTGAATGGTTTTGTTCGTCAGCGTCTGGGTAGCTGAGTTCAGCACCACCTGACCCGCCGCATCGGGCAGCGTGATTGCACGGTTGGTGTCGGTCGCTGGAGGCGTGATCGTAATGACGCCAGTCCCACTCAGGGACTCCATCTCAATCTGGCTTGCAGCCAATGTTCCGTTTGCCATGATTATTGTGCCTCCAGTGTGCGGATTTCTTCACGCCACGCTTGGCGCTGTGCTTTGATGGCCTCGCTGTCCTTGTCGTAGTCTGGCAAGACCTTGTAGTCGCTGTTGGTCAGCAGTGCCTTGAGTTCAGCGATGCGGTCAGCGTTGGCCTTGGCTTGCACCTTAACGGCGTCAATCTTAAATAAACTCATTTGATTCTCCTCCGATACCGTCTGTCAGGTCTGCTTCGTCAACCGTCCATGCGTCACGTTGGCTGCGGTCTGATGGGATGTCAGCAGCGTCCACGATCTTGAAGGGCTTACCAGCAGGAACGTCCTTGGTGGCGATGGCTTGGATGCCGTGCTGCTCAAGGGCTTCTGGGCTTGGGATGATGACAGCTATCACGCCGTTGTCTTGGTTGTAGATGATTCGGTTCATGGTGTTCCTTATGAACGTAGTGAATGTAGGCGTAGCTGATTAGCGGAAGATGGCGACAGATACATGGTCTCTATCAACGGCTGCGCTTGAGTTGCTTTCAACCTCGATACGAACAGACGTTGTTGTAAAAACGTACCCGTTTGCCCATGTATCGACAGAGGTGTTCGAACCTATAGATGAGGCCGCCACAAGCGTCGAATAATCCGCATCAGGCATGGCGGTCGTAAAGTTCACCGTGTAGTTACCCGTACCGTTGTCCGTGATGCTTGACACGTTCCCACTCGCACGAATCGCCACAGTGCCAGTGCCGTTGAAGTTCACCCATGCGCGGCATTTGTATTCGGGGTAAAGCGTTGTGCCTCCAGGGATGACGCTTTGTTGCTGACCATTAGAGCTAATCCGCATCCTTTCAGTAGGTGTGCCCGTGTTTGTGTCTGTGGCGAAAACAAGCGCACCATCTGGAGAAGTCCCTTCCGACACAGAAGCAATAAATGCTTTGACACTTGCACCGGGGGCGCTTGCATCTTCGGAATAAAACTCAATTTTTCCAATAATGCCCTCGCTAGCGATGCTGGTAGTTGCGTTTGTAAACCGCAAAGTATTGCCGCCACCCGCCGAGCTGCTGTTCCACAAATCCAATTTTGCGCCCGGCGAACTCGTCCCAATACCCACGTTGCCCGAGGCGTTGGAGACAATGAAATCCCCGCCTGTGACGGTTGGCAGGTTGATGGTGGCGTCCGAGTTCGTGTTCGGTGCTGCAATGGTCAGCGTGCCCGTTCCCGAGGCGTTGCCGGATAATGCGATTTTTGACATTTTGTTTTCTCCTTAACAGGCCATCAGCACACAAGGCACACAGAATGAACCGTCTGCATAGGTGCAAGTGACATGAGTTGATGTGACTTTGGCGATGGTCTTGGAGCGAACAATGTCGTCACCCTGCGGCTTGGCAGTGCCATCACCAGCAGACATGAGCAAGTCACCACGCTGGACAGTCACGCCTTGGGCAATGCGGATAATCATGTCACCCGTCATCGCCATGTTGATCTCGTCCACATCGTGTGCATCATCGTGTGTCCAGTTCACGAACACACCAGCGACATTGGCATCGCCTTCAACGTCAGAAACCTTCACCTTGTTGAGCTGTTCGTTCTCGACAGGGTTGCCGTCAGCATCGGTATAGACGTTCATCTCGTCCAAGTTGGACAGCACAGTTCCCTTGACCAGCGACTCGTCTTTGGCTGTGAGCGTCTGCGCCCAACGAGACAAGTGACCGCCGTTGTAGGACACGGTCGAGCCTGAGACGGAGATGGTGCCTTCTTCTGTGTTGGCTTGCCTGATGCTGACAATAATTCCGTCATTTGTTAGCCTGTTGACAATCATTACATCATCAGCATCCCTAGTAAAAACGCCTAAACCGTTTGCTCGAAGCTCACATCCGGCAGTTGCAGTATTTGGTGCAGTCTTCCCCACCAGCAAGTTACCGCTGGAGTCGATGCGGGCGCGTTCGGTGCCGTCAACACCAAAGCCAAGGAATGTGCTTGCCGCCAGATTGTCTGGGTCAGCCTGTAACGAAATTGAGTTGGAGCCTGACGCATCCAGATGCAGCCTACCCGCGACAGTGGTGTCTCCATCAATCAGCGCAATGCTGAAGTCGGAGCTGCCTGTTGTTCCCTTTACCTGCAATGCCGCGCCGTTAGTTCCACCAACACTGGACGACAGTCCGATTAACACTCGCCCGTTGGCATCAACACGCACACGCTCAGAGCCGCCAGTGGACAGGCCGACAATATCGGTTCCAAAGAACACACCCGTGTTTGCATCAGAGCCGCGAATGGCTGGCGTTGCCGCAGAGCCGTCTACATCAGACAGGCCGTTTGTACCGTCAAGAATCAGTGACATGTGTTACCCCTTAAATCACAACGTAGCGAGCGCCGCTACTGATGGTTACTGTTACGCCGGAGTTGATCGTTACAGGCCCAGTGGACATCGCGTTCTTGGTCGCTGGGATGGTGTAGTTGGTAGTAACGGCTTGGCTGTTTTGGATAAACACCTCATCAGCACCGCCTCCTGTAGCGCCACCACCCACCGAACCCCATGCGGTGCCGTTGTAGCCCTCAAACTTTGCCACGTCACTGTTAAACCGGAAAAACCCAGCAGAGGGTGAGCCATCACGCTGCGCCTCGGTGCCAGAAGGGATGCGCGTAGAACCGGTCGCACCCGTCACCACCTCAAGTGCCACCTTGGCAGCAGCGGCTGTGGTTGACCCGGTGCCGCCTTCAGCGACCTGAATCTGGTCGCCGGTCAGGGCGATGGTGCCAGCAATGGTCAGAACCTTGCCAGAGCCGACATTCATGCCGACAGAGGTGCCAGTACCGTCGGCCTTGAAGATGCCGTCAATCGTGTCCAAGTCGGTGTTGATCTTGGTGCCCCACGTGTCGGTGGACGCGCCAACCTCTGGCTTGACCAGACTCAGGTTTGTGGTGTTCGTATCTGCCATGCTTTGTACCTCTCAATGGGGTCAATTATCAGATGAAACAGGCCGGAGCGGAACATCAAACCGCAGTCCAGACCTCCGTGCTTTGGGTGACCGGGGTCCATGTCTCGGACGTGTCATTGATCCCGGTCCAAGTCTTGGACCCTCCAGCCAACTGACTCCAAGACTCCGGTGTGTCATCAATCTCGGTCCAAGTCTCTTCCGTGTCTGGGTCGTCGTTCCACTTGTACCCACCCTCCAAAGTCATGCCGGAGATGGCGTACACATTGGCCGAGAAGGACCGCACACGACGAGAAAACACCGACAAGACACTCTGGGCGTCTATCGCAATGGGCTGGTTGACGATGACGTTGGAGTCCATCGACATCGTGGACTCGCTGGCCACCGACGCCGACATGAAGGCGATGCGAATCGCGTTGATCTCAACAGCCGAGCCGGATTCAATGGCCGCAGCCCCGATAGCCACACGAATGGCTGATGCGGCGACAGAGCTGGCGCTCGTGATCTCACCAGCGCCCAATGCCACACGCAGGGCCGAGACTGTCGCGGTGGACGCGTCAACAATCGCTCCTGCACCGATGGCCACACGCTGTGCGGCCACTGCGGTCGTGGACTGTGAGGACACGGCAAAGCCGGATGCCTTAATGACGTTTGCCGCAGCCGACGCGCTGGATGTGCTAGATACCTCAAAAGAGCCGACGGCAAAACGAACACCAGCAGCCGTGACGGTGCTGGTGCTGGTGATGTCTGCGGCCCCGAGGCTTACTCCGTAAGAGTAATTGCCCCCGCCGTAGTAGCCGGAGCCGTATGCTGCCATCTTAGGTCAACGTGACAGTCAGGCTGGATGCTGGGACGCGGAACACGTCGCCATCATTGATGGTGCGTGCCGTGGTCAACTGCGCCCACGCCAGCATGTTGCCGCTGGTCTCGGCGTCAAAGATGGCCGCGTGGGTGACCGTGCCCCAGTTGCCACCGGATGCGGCAGCAAACTCGATGGCCGCGCTGTTGGTGGCCGTGGTGCCGGTGCCCGACACGGTGATGGTGCCAGTGACCTTGCGCACGTAGCCGGAGCCGGAGACCTCGGTGCCGCCACCCGTGTCGGATGGGGCTGCGGTAAACAGGCCCACGTACCAAGCCGTGGGGCGGGTCACAGAGCCGTTGGTGAACAGGTATGTGAGAACGAGGTTCTCGGTGTAATCAGAAAAAGAACTCATTATCGTGCTCCAAAGGGTTTGACTCTTGCCCGAATCAGACCACTCGCACTGGCGTTCTGGTCTGCAAATTTGATTGATTCAATGGCCGTATTGTAAAGAGTCCCCCACACTGCGACACGCTCGTCGTCCTTCAAATACGGTGCGGCCTGCATCAGCGAGCCGTACAGGTACGCATCAGGAGACGACGCCAGCAGCCAGTTGGTGGTGACGCTGTCGGACAGCTTGGGCAGCTTGGAGAAATACATCAGCTCTGCCGTGTAGGTCGCGTCAGGCGTTGGCGAGACACGAATCTGGCCACCAATGATGGTGAAGTATTTGGGCATGCCCGGTGCGTTGGAGTACAACTGGTCCCGGTCGTCCATCTGCTCCGGCGTCAAAAACTCAACGGGCTGGATGGGGTTGGAGCTGGTGATCTTGAAGGTCTTGGCCTCCAAGAAGTCGGCAGGCAGTGCGCTGTACTGCGTGTCCACCGGAGCGGTGGCCCGAGCGATCATCTGACGCACGCGCAGTGGCCGCTCCATCTGGGACTCTGCCAGCTCAATAAACGTCGGGATCACCGCCGTCAGGTCTGAGCGGTTCAGAAAGTCAGCGATGTTGCTCTTGAGCTGTGCGTAGTTCATTTCATTCCCTGCCAATCAGTGTGTGCTCGTGCTTGTACTCAAACGTGCCGATGTGGTGGACCTCTTTGGACAGGTCTTGGTCGATCATCGTCTTGAACCCGTTCTCAGCCGCACGGCGGCAAAACCAGACGTCCTCGCCGATGTAGTCCTCAGCGGCTGGCACCCACGGGATGGCAAACCAAGGGAACTCCATCTTCTTGTAGACCTCTGCCTTCACGAGCATCACGCCCATGCCGCAGTAGTCCACCTCGACCAAGCCGGTCGAGTCCTGCTCAGTATAAACGCGCAGCACTTCTTTGGCGTCCTCGTTCCCAGTGTTCTTGCGCACGGCAATCGGCTCGGTCGGAAACCGACGCTTGGCGTAGTTCGCGCAGACGATTGGCTCGTCACGGTCCAACAACCGGATCAGCGCGTCCTTGGGGAACCTCATGTCACTGTCGAGCCACAGGGTGTGGGTGCAGCCAGCCTCAATCGCGTCTCGAGCCAAGTCTTGGCGCTGAGAGGAGAGCAGGGTGCCCGAGCTGGTGTAGATCACCACGCGGTTCTCTGTGGTGCCGATGGTGTAGCCCACTAGCCTAGCGAGGTCAAAGGCAAAGCCTGAGTTGACAAAGTCGCGGGTGGGTACGAGGATTCCAATGATGTTTGACATTAAACGCGTCCGGGTCGAGTTCTAAAAAATCTGTTTTCTGGGTCGTTGAGCCAAGCCTTCATGCGTGCCGGGTCATCAGCGATACCTTTTGCTTTGAGGTCGTAGAGCACAGCCATTGGAATTTGTGCGACATGGTGCATGTCACCCTTCCAACTTGCATTCTCATCCACTTGGTTGAATGCGGCCTTGTTTTGCTCAATGACTCCACTCACGTCAACGACTGTCTCAATGACTGCCTCATCGGTGTCGCCGTTGTAGTGCCATATCTTCTTGGCACCCGTCAATGGGTCGGAATCAAATAATTTTGAGTGCATATAAAAAAGGGGGGTGATTAGCCCCCCTTCATTCCATTACTGGATAACGCTGTTCAAGTCGTACACAGCGCCGTGGGCCTTCTCGTTCATGACCTTCAAGCCCCACTCAACCAAGAGCATGCGCTTCTCGGCGTCGCCGGTCTTGGCCAATTCCACGGTCTGGAAGGGGCGCAGGTAGGCAACCGATGCGTACTCGGTGTCCAAAACGAACACGTCACGCTCACGCTGGAAGCGGTTGGGGACGATGGTCACGTTGCCGAAGTCCGACACGTACACGTCAGCAGCACCGATGATGGTGGAAGGCTTGGCACCTTGCGCGTTGAAACGCTGTGCGGCGATACCAGCCATCTTGGACAGGTTCTGCTTGTTGACAGGACCAGCCATCACGACGGAGGGCTTGCCACCTTGCGTCCACACCTTCTGGATCACGTCCTTCAGCAAGGTCTCGCTGAAAGAACGCAAGTCACCAGCGGTGGAGTCGGTACGAGCTGCGTCAGGGATGGAGGTGTACGAAGGATCGCCACCGCCAGTGCCTTCGTTGGTGTTGGTCTTCAGGAAGGCCTGCAGAGCACCAGTCTTACGGGCAGCGGAAGTGCTACCAGCAGCCGCGGCTTGGTTGGCCAACATGGCGGTTTCCATGTCACGCTTCAATTCGGCACCACGCTTGGCCATCTGGTAAGACAGTTCGCTGCGGCGACCGGCCTTGTCAACGGACTCCAAGGTGCCGGAGATGACCACGTCCTTGCGGCTGATCTGGGTGTAGTTACCCAAACGCACGGTGGCGGTGGCTGCGGTGAACGAGGTGATGTCGTCGCCTTCGATCTGCGCGTTGGTCGAAACAGCGGAGGCCAAGTCGTCAGTCTGCCACTCGTAGAAAGTGTTCTTGACGTTCTCTTTTCCGACGTTCGACATGAACGGGGTCTCTTCAGGGCTGATCTGATAGATCACATTGGAGAGGTCTTCCCGCACGCCTTTGGCGTCAAAGCGGGTATAGGTATTGGTGATTGCTGCCATGATGGCTCCTTAACAAGTTACAAGAATTTTTCAAAGAGGCTCGCCGCATCGCGGACGCTCCCCGTTGCCTTGAGACGCTGTTGAGCTTGCTTAATTTGACTCGACTGTGGTTTACCAGACGCTGCCACACCGGGCTTGGCGACTTTACCGACCGACTGTTGCGGCTTGATGCTCTGGCGCTTACTCATCAACGAGTCGTAGGTCGCCAGCTTGCGCAGCGCCAACAACATGCGGTGATCAGTGATGCTGTTCATCTCCTGCTCAGTCAATCCGATGGCCTTGCCTGCGTTGACCCAGTCGGCCTTGGCTTTCGCCGCCACCTTGGGGTCTTTCAGCTCAGGGGCCGCAGACAACAACAAGTCCTTCTCCTGATGGAGTCGTTCTTGCATCGCCTTGTGCGATTCCCTCTGATGCTCCTGTTGCAAACGCTGCTGTTCTGACTGGATAGCCATCATCTTTTCAGCGTTCACTCGCTGCATCTCGCGCTGTCTCACCCACTCGATGGGGTCTTCGTTATAAAGACGATCCATATCGACGTTGGGCTGCTGCGCGTCTTGCAGTTGGGCTTGCAGGGCCGTCAACAATTGAGAATACTGTGCTCGCTCGGTACGCACCGACTCCAGTTCTGCCTGAGCTGCTTTGCGCTCTTGGGCAAGTGCCTGTGTCTTGCGCGTGTAGTCTTCTGTGC